AACACTTTTTGCGATTTGCATAGTGTGGTACTCCTTTGTTGATTGTTGATTGACTTTAAAAAAAGTCTCTAAGCCTACCGCTTGGATAGGCTTAAAGTCTCTTTTTGTTTATTATAATAAAGAAGACCTAGTCAGCAGTGCGTCATCAAAAGTAAAACTTTGAGGCTCTACTGGTTCTTCATTATCAAACTTATTAACAAAGGTTATCATGTCGTCTTTAAAATCATATTGTTTCATTAATGTTTTAAATTCACCTTTTTTCTTTTTCATAAATAACCACGCATGGTCTTCAAAAATAGAAACGTGGTCAACGTCTGGGTGATTTTCAAAACTTAAAGCAATCGGACAACAACTATTACTTTTTATTTTGCCGTTTTTAATATGTTCTTTTGTAACTGTAATATTAATTGTCATTACGCCACCGCCTTTGTTGAGTTTAAATCTGTCAAAATATAAGCACCATTTTTAATACTGGCGTTTGTATCTGCAATACCTTCGCCTAAAAATTCACGTCTATATTTTGCAGTCGTAGCTGACCAATTCCAGAAAGTTTCATCAAGAAATATTCTGCCGTCTGCACATTTTTTAACAATGATTGATTTGTAAGATTGAAAAAAAGTATTTCCTAAATCGTCAGAAATAATAAATTGATTTGCAACCTTGTTGCCCTTTGGGCTAGTCATGTTTTTTACTTTCATAGTTTACTCCATGTTGATTGTTGATTTGATTGCGTGTCGCAATCTGTAAGCACTAAAAATTAAATAGTGTTTGCAGATAGAGAACCGCAAATTTTGAAGGGGCTAATCTCGGTTAAGAGCCGTTCCCACCTTCGAGTGGATTTTCCAAAAGCCTTAGAGATTTATCAACTCTGTCCAGATACTCCCAATGAGGAAGCAACCGCCTTTGGCACTAGTTTTTGAAGTGGCTAATTTGAGCCTGTAGATTATCAAAAAATTTTAAAAAAATAAACATTCCCCCTCTTAAACTAAGCATTTGTGGATTGCAACAACTAATTTATTAGTTTGACTCAAAATGGACACATTAGTCAATAATACCAGTATTTATAGGACTTAATGGGATTTAATAGGATAATGAAGGACAGTTTTATTTAATAGGTGCGGATTGTATGCGTTACCGCCTTAATCAATCTTTTAAAGTAATCCCACAAGGAAAATGAAACTCAAAAGATTTATTAACTTTTAAATTGTCCTTCTTTGTCTGTTGTTTCTTTTGTCTATAATTCTTATTGCTTCTAGCTTTGTATTGCTTCCCTGCGTCTGTCTTTAACCAGTCTTGTCTTGTTATCATTAGTAATGAATGTATCCTTTGTTATGCTTGTTGTTATCCTTTGGTTTATACTTAATGAGATACTTTAAGAGATACCCATAGTTATCTTTTTTTTTGCTCTCATCTAATAGTGTAACTTTAGTAATTGAAATCACTGTGACCTCTGCCCTGCGTTAGGCTCAAGGCGTGGCTGTGCGTGGCTCTGTGTGGCTTGTGGTGGTGCTTGTGGTGGTGCTTTGGGTGTGGCTATGCGTGGAACTTAAAGAGAGCAACGCACACGCCCACACACGCAACGCAAAAAAACAGACTATCTCACACACACGCAAAAATAAAAAAAGCACCCCCACCCACCGGCACACGCAAAGGACATGCTATCCTTATATAGTAAAAAACCCCTTTAATGCCTTGTTTTTTGGTTCTTTTGTGCAGTTCTACAGGTCTGGCACGGGGGAAACTCTGTCTCTGTGTATATCATA